ATAGGTGAGTACCCACCGCCAAGTACATCCGGCTGTGACTGCTCAAACGAAAGATCAGCTTTCTTGCCAAGCCGCTTAGAAAGGGCGTTAGACTGCTCAACTAGTGCCGATATACCTTCAGTTGTTGATGCTTCACCAAGAACTTCACCCGTCGCGTTATTGACCAAACGATATGATTGGCCGGGGATTGCGGCAAAGTTCATACTTTCGTTGACATTATTGCCGCCCTTGTTCTCGCTACCAAGCAAGCGGAATACAGGCACATTCGGGTTTTCAAGTCCGAGGTTTTCAAAAATGCGCGCTGTTGTGCCGGGAATAATATCCCCGCCACCGTAAAGAGGAGTGTAATCGTAAACGGCCATTACATCATTCCTTCTGGGGGCATTTCAGGTTGCATCGGCATTTGTGCCTGTTGGGCTGCCTGCGCCATCTGCGCGTTCTGCGCGGCCTGTGCAGCTTGCACCGAAGCCCGATCCATCTCGCCCTGCTGACGCAGAAGTTCACGATCACGCTGCATCAACGCTTCGATGTTGGCGGTGTTGACTTGAGCGCCGTACTTAGCTTCAATCTCGGCTGCCTTAATCATAAGATCGGCATCGAGTTTGTCGCGCTCACGGTCGTCCTTGCGCAGCATCTCTTCGCGCTGCAACTCCAACTCAGCCGCCTTCTTCTGGATGTCAGCGCGGATCGCTTCCATCTGAACCTGAGACAGCATCTCTTCAGGCGTCGGCTGCGGCGGTGCGGGCGGAGGCGGAGGCGGCATCATGGCTGGGTCGTTGAAGAACACGGTCGGGTCTTTGTAACCAGCCAGCGCCATCATCTGGGCCAGCGTATTGTAGTAGCCCTGCATGTCCGCCAACGGTGCGCCCATCTGCATAAGCATCTCTTGCTTCTGCGCGACTTGGCCCAAGAACGCCATCTTTTCTTCGTTGCTGCCCGTGCCAAGAGCGACATTGACGATAACGTCCATGTTTGCGTCCCACACACGCGGATCAATCGGTACAAAATTATTACGCAGACGCACCATGCGCGGAGCATCTTGGTTCTTGGAAATAAGTTGCAACGACTTCTTGAACAGACCCTTCATGCCTGTCTCGGCGAAGATGCGGCAGATCAGTTCGATATGTTGCGCCGCAGCAGTAATCGTAGCGGCAACAGCAGCGCGGGTCGAAGACTGAAGCGCATTAGCATCCAGACCAGCCGCAGCCTTCGAAATACCTGTGCGGTTCTCGCGCAGTTCGTCCATGTAGGCTAACATCGGGAATGCTTGCTGCCCGACGAACGGCATCGTGAACGGCTGAACCATACCCGGTGCGCGCATACGGATGATACCGCCAACTTCGGTGTTCATCACGTCTTCAAGATTGACTTGGCCTTCGACAACGCCCGTGCGTGGGTGGATCGACTGGGCCAAGCTGTCCAACGTATTACGCAGGATGTTCGACTTGATAAGCTGAATGTCCATCGTCACGTCGGCGATAGACATACCGAAGAATGTGTGCGGCTCTGGATCGGGGCAGAAGTCCACGAACGGGATAAAGTCGCAGGGTTCGTAGTGAAGTATCTTGTTGGCCGTGCCAGCAACGCAGACGCGGCAAAGTTCCGCGATCCCGTCGCCATCCATGTCAACATACACATAGCCCTCGATGTAGAGAACTTTGCGAGATGTCGTATCTGTACGACCGGTGATTTGAACGAAGGCTTGTGGGTTACGGTCAAAAGTTTCTTCGTTGCCTTCAAAATCGTCAAGCGTTTCAAAGCCAAGGTTCTCAACTTCATCCCACTCGTAACCCATCGCCACAAGATCGGACACGGTGACGTAACGGCGATGCGCTACAAACTCAGCCGTCTCAATAGAGCGCGCACGGCGGTCAATCAGAAACTCTTCGGGCGGGACGGACTGGACACGCAGACGGCCCTTCTCAACCGTGCGGACAACGGTGCAGTCGTACATCGCGGGCTGGGTCTGGCCCATCATGCCCATTGGCGTTTCGACCATCATCTCGCCGTAACTGATCTCTACGTCCTTAACTTCGACGGTAGGGTCGGACTGAAGGACAGAGAACGCAGCCTCATCTAGGCCGGTGAAATAGTGGGTCGTGACATCCTTATCGGTATCCCACCAGACTTTCATGATCCCGTTCTTGCGGATCAGGGCGTCCTTAAATGTGGAATAGCATTCGTTGAATAGGTTGTTATCGCGTGTCAAACAGTAGTTGACATAATCCGTCGCCTGCTGCGCGTTTTCAACATCTTCCGGGCCATTCGGCGCAAACTCAACGACGTTGTTCGCCGCGAAAAACACCTTCATAATCGACGGCATCATGGCCTGCACGGTATCGCGCACGTCCATTGAGATTGCCTGAGAACGGCCTTCCTCTTCGTTTCCGAAGGGTTCGCCTTTATAATACTGGCCCGCAAGCGCACGCTCCGGGCTGATTACGTCGTCGATATAATCCTGTGCGTCATCAATCTCGGCGATGATGATATTCTGAAGTTCTTCTTCAGATACAGGCTCTTCAACCTGTTCGTCTTCCATCTCTGGTTCTTCAATGGAAATTTCCGTCCCATCGGGAAGTTCCATCTCAGTTTCTTTGGGCATGTCTTCGCTGTCGTCGTTTTCAGAATTGGCGTTGGGAACACCAGTATCTTGGTACATACTAGTGTTCTTAGCCATCTCAGCCTTAGTCGGCTTACGATTATTGCGATATGCCATGTTTTAGCCTTACTTCTTTTTCGACTTACCAGCTTCAGACAGGGCAATAGCAATAGCCTGTTTGCGCGATTTAGCCAAGGGAGCCTTTGCCGGGCCTTTGGGATTTACGCCAGCGTGCAGAGTGCCGCGCTTAAATTCGCCCATAACTTTGGCGATCTTCTTGTCGGCCTTAGTGGGTTTCTTCATTTCTTTTTGCCCTTTGCGGTTTTAGCGGCAGCCTTAAAAGCAGCAGCAGTAGGAGCGCCCTTGGTTCCGGGCTTACGCATCTTCTCCCCAGAGCCAGCTTTGATCCGTTCCTTCTTGGCGTGGATATTGGCGTAGAGACCCATCTTCATTTTGACTTCCCCTTGTTGCGGGCGGATATAGCTTTGGCTTTGGACTTCGCGTCTGCTTTAGATGACGCACCCCACGCTTGCAGAGATAGGAGAAGGCGGGTTGGTTCGCCTTTCGCATTACGCTCCGGCCCCGGCATATTTCCCATACGCGCTAAGAATGACGCCCTCCGTGGATTGTCACCAGACTTTACGGGCGCTTTGAGGTTGGCCCCTTCAGTCTTCTTAAAATGACTACGACCCGCTTCATTGAGGCCGCCCTTCGGATTTTGAAAACGCTTAGCGACCATGCAATCAAACCTATTTCTTTGGCGTGTAAGCGCCGCGCTCACTCAAATACACAATGGCCCGGTAAAGAATATCCGTACTTTCTCGTGCGTGCCCTAGAACCAAATTACACTTCGAACAGAGTATGCCGCGTACCTCACCCGTCTCATGGTTGTGGTCAACGACAACCGATCTGCCCGCCTTATACTCTACTGCGTCAGATATTTCTACCGTACAAATGGCGCAGGCGAAATTCTGGTTGGCGATGATAGTTTGATACTCATCGACGCTAATACCGTATCGCTGTTTGAGATTGTGAGCGTGGTGGTAATCTGGGCGTGAGGCTCTGAAGATGCGCTGTTCTTCGCGCAAGCAAGACTTGCAGGCGCGCTTGTACGAATAAAAGCTGTCAGTCGGCCGTTCTTCGCCGCATCTGGGACAAGTCTTAGTTTCCAAGGGTACGCTCCCTGTGGATAACTATACACTAAAGTTTAGGGAAACGCAAAAAACGGGGTGGCGGCGTTCCAAACGAAAAAGGAGCATCATCTCGTTTAGTCGCTATTATCGGCCCAGCCGCGCGCACCCCAGTCTGCCCAATGATGTCCGGCAGGAGAGGGAGAGAGAAACCTGCCGGACAACAACTATTTATCTATTTACAAATAAAATGTCAAACGACGCCACGTATATTTCGACGCAAAGCCCCCGTCTTGTTGGCCATCGAATATCCGTGCATTATAGTTGACAGGTCGGTGGCCAGACACAGGCAGAGAGCGTCCGCTTTATCTGGCGATGGAAGGCCGCGCTTCTTCATGCTTTCCTTACTCTCGACTTGCATCTTGCCTGACGACGTGAAGGTGTAACGCGGTGACGCCAACTCGGCGAACAACTGCTCGTCCTTCGGTATCTTCACATCACGGTTGCCAAGCCACGCTTTACATTTGAACCACAATTCGGCGCGTAGGTTGGCGTAAGTTCCTTTCAGCGCGGGGCTTTCCGCTACGTTAATCCCACGCGCTGGCAGACCCAGTTCGCGCAAGCGGTCCAGCACACCCGCTCCCAACCCAATGCTATCAACTAATATCTCGACAGGTTGTTCCGATGGCGGCAGCGCCTCATACTCGGCCACGACTGCGCCCGTAAGCTGCATTAGGTCGAGACCTTTCCAAGTCTGTATCTCTTCAACAACTGGGCCGCGTCGTTTGGCGAGGGCGGACGCGTCCGACCCCATACGCGCAACGTCGAGACCCCACACACTTTTCGTCTGCTTGGCGATTTTGATTTCGCGGTTCATGGCTCCGTCAATCAACTCAACAGGGATAACCGTATCTTCTTCTCTAGGAGGGAAGTTGCCCAGAACGCGGACATGGTAAGCTGGGCTGTCTTCCCCGTAACGTAATTGCATTTCTTTGACGAAAGCCTCTGATACGCGAGGGCTATCGATGCAACTAACGTGAAAGGTTTTCCACTCTCCTTTAAGGCGATTATGCGTATCGTAGAACAATCCACTATTCCGGGTAGGGTTCCCAAGAAGTAGCGTGGTCGCGTTATGTCCCGACATAGAACCGGACGCGGCTTCGTACACACTTTCCGGGATACCGGATGCTTCGTCGGCGACAAGCAATACGTTGTCGGCGTGGATACCCTGCAACGCTTCTGGCGTTTCAGCGCGGCTCGTTCTGGCGGAGATAAATGCTTCACTGGCTGCGGCCTTCAATTCAATGCGGTCGGCCTTGACTTCGATCAAGGTTTTAAGAACATCAGGAAGTTCATTCACCCATCGCTTCAGTTCCGCGAACATCGCATCGAACAACTGTGCGGATGTCGGCGCAGTAACGACCACCTTCACGGGATACCGCGTCAGGAAGTAATGCAGCATGGCCCAGCTTGCGGCTGTTGATTTGCCCACACCGTGGCCTGAGCGAACAGAGATACGACGGTTCCCGGCGCTGATCGCTTTGAGAAACTCGATCTGCCAAGGGTCTGGCTTCGTTCTTAGAATATCGCGCACGAACCCGACGGGGTCGTCACGATACTTCTTCAGAAACTCCAAAAAGAAGTTTGGCTCAGATTTGGTCATTCTTATCCCCCCGGATTACACGAGCGATTGTTTGATGGCTGACTGTGATACCATGACGCTTTGCTACGATAATAGCAATATCGCGGTAGCTATGGCCTTTAACGCGTGCGGCTTTCATCGTGATCATCGCGTCCTGCTCATTTGGGTCTGGCCGCAGCTTGGCCTTGCGGCCTGTGCCCTGCTTCGAGAAACCGAATGGCACTTTGCCACCGACGTATCCACCCTGCGAACGCTTGGCTCTTTTACCTGCGGTCACACGTTCTCTGATACGGCGGCGCTCTTCCCCGGCGAAGACGGCCATGATCTCTAGCATGAAGCGGCCGTTCGGGTTGGCCTTGTCCATGACATTGCCGTAGCCATTGATGATCAGGTTGATGTTGGCGGTCTCCCAGTCGGCGATCACATTGAGCGCATCTCTCGCATCGCGGAACATACGGTCTAGCTTCGATACGATCACGGTGTCGCCCGGCCGGAGGAATGCCAGCTTGCAGCCTTCTTCTCGGCGCAGCAGCGGGACACCGCCAGAGACGCCACGCTCTTCGTATATATGGTCCAGTTCCAGATTATGCGTGAGCGCGATGCCTTGAATTTGGCGGGCTTGGTCGTCGAGCGACGTGTTCTCGATCTGGTCTTCAGTCGAGACGCGAGTGTATCCATAAACAGCCAACGTATTTCTCCCGTTTTTTGTGGTGTATCACTGTTACACTCTATTGTTACAATTTGGCAAGAAAATATTTGGTAAATTTTTTTTACCAGACACAAAATTTCTTAGGGATACCGGGGGGTGGGGGCCACATTTCGGTGTCTGTCAGGTTATACGCACACGCCCCCCACGCAAGGCCGGGGTGGGGGGGGGTATTTTTCAAACGCCCACCCCCCGGTATAATTAAAAAAGCACGTATTCCTGCGGGTTTGGGACTGTAACAGTGTATTAGATAGCGACCAAATGGGTTCGGAGGCGCAAAAGAAACGACGCGCGTCGCTGTCTTTTCACCACGTTAAAGACGAACAGCGTTCGGGTATAAATAAATAGGCAGGGCATCGCGTCACATTGCAATGTGAAACCATGTTGGTGCTAACTTGCGTCAATTTGGTTTCGATTGTGTGTTGCAACCCGAACATTGTGCGGGTAGCTATCGGGAACCAACAAACGAGGGAGTAACCAAAATGCTATTCGACTTATCACCTTATCTGCCTTTGCCCGCGTTCATCATACTATGGGCGATCGGCATGTTGGCGCTTGTCGCATTCTTTGACCGTAATGATAAAGAGGGGAAGTAACCAATGGCGCGCAACTTCAACCCGTATCCAGTGACCAATCACGGCGCTAAGGATGAACGCTATCAGATTAGCTTAGAGTATTGCGGCTATGAATACCCCATGTTTACCGCTCGCTTTTGCGATGATGAACTAATCGGACGTAGCCGCTTTTACTCAAGCGCCGTCATGCTCGCTTGCGGGCACAACGCCCGGCGCAAAGGCGCGATGATTATTGAAGCGAAAGGACTATAGGCCATGACGACATTTACACATAACGATTGGCACGGTTGGGAAAGCAACGGTCAATTCCTGCTAAGCGACGAAAAGGTAAAGCACTTACGGTATTTCCAAGACGCACCAACGGCTATGGCTTGGCTTTACCTTGAAGGTTACCGCGACGCGGCCCGTGCTTTGAATAAGGCTTACAAACGCTAGTGCCAAAAAGGGAAAGGAAAGATTATGACTAAAGAAACCTATAACGGTTGGACCAACTACGCCACATGGCGCGTCAATCTTGAAATGATCGACGGGCATGACTTTGCATCCGACAATGCTTGCGACCGTTATGACCTCGGCGAAGTATTGCGCGAGTACGTCCTCGACATGCTAGACGAGCAAGGCTCCGGTCTCGCGCTCGACTATGCGCGGGCGTTTGTTAACGATGTTAACTGGTTCGAGATAGCACGACACCAGATCGAAGCCTATCGACCCCAAGAAGTGGAAGCATGACGATGACAAGCGATGAATTCAAAGCAACACGCGAAAAGCTAAACATGACGCAAGGCCAGCTTGCCTATAAGATCGGGCTGTCCGAACGGTCGATCCAATACTATGAACAAGGGGGTCGGTCTGTTCCGGCCCCTGTCTCTATCCTATTAGAGACGTTTCTAAGGGGTCTGGAGCGATGAGAGCCATTGTCTGGTGTCTACTAGGCGGGCCTTACATATTTGCTCTCATGATGGCCCCAGCGGCTTTTATAGCGGGTATTGTGGCGCTGCCCTTCTATTTATGGGGTAGCCGCTGGCAAATCGCCTTTGCGTTTACGGTGTTTGCCGTGGCACTGGCCCTTGCCGTATACCTAACGCGACTTGTTATTCAGCATGAAAAGGATTTGGAAGATGGCCGGACATATTAAGCGGCGGACTATAGCCTCAAACCTAGATAAGGTCGGCGAGACCGTCCTACTGGAAAAGATCGCCAGCGGAATGACAATGGCTGGCCTTGCTCGTGAATTGAAGATCAGCAACCTATCCCTCTATCACTGGATACGGAAAGACCCTGATCGAGAGGAACGGTTCAAACAGGCTAGGGCTATCGCCGCAGATCAATGGGCCGATGAATGCCTCGACATTGCGGACGCCTCGGACAACACCTCGGCGAACGCCGACCGCCTAAAGATCGAGACGCGCAAATGGCTGGCGGGTGTTGCAGCACCTGAGAAATTCCAAGCCAAGCCGACCACAGCGGTCCAAGTCAACGTGAACCAACTTCATCTTGATGCACTGCGCCAGCTAAACTTGGCGGGTAACTCTTCAGACGCTCATGAGCAAATCGAGGAACAACCCATCATTGAGATCAAGCAAGTCGGCTCTCATAACCTCGATGCGGATGACTTGCCGGGTGTGTTTGACGACGATTGACGGAAAACTGCCATCCGGGACGGGTTTGAAAAATCCGGGACGCTTTGGGGACAAATCCGGGACGGATAAAATCCAGCTTTTCTGCGGGTGGGGACGGCCGGGACGGGTTTGGCCGATCATTAGTTGGCGTAAGTAAGTAACAGCGTAAAATGACACGTCTAACACTGTTACTGTCGTAAGAGCCAATTAACTCAGAATTATCCGTCCCTTCCGTCCCGGACCGCAGAAGTCCTCATATTTATCCGTCCCGAACCCGTCCCGAACCCGTCCCGGACTTTCTCAAACCCGTCCCGAAGATGTCCCCATCTGCATTTTGCTATTGATATATGGGGACGCTATGATATTGGGGACAGGTCTTTAACAGGAGGCCGAACATGGTGACAAGACGCCACGACTATCAATATCTTTATACTCACAACACGACCGGAGCGCGGGGCGTGTCTTACGATAAGACCCGTGATCGTTGGGAAGTAAAAGTTCAGAAGGCCGGGCAGCGCGTTCGCGTTGGTCGATATAAGACGATGGACGAAGCTGTCGCCGCTCATCTGGATTATATAGCACAATAAAAAAGAGGGGGCTTTATGCCCCCTCAACCTTTTGTATCAGCCGATCCAGATACCATCGAGCCTTTTTTAAGTCCTCAATCGGCTTCGCCTTCTTCTCATAGCGCCACATATATTTCATGATGTTGCCCTTGAGATAGCCCTCATATGCCTCCGGAGCCATCGACGCTTCGATCCCTTCGATAGCCTCGATGCCGCCGCTGTTATAGTGCGCCGGGCTATTGACCACATCGCCCGCATCGACCGCCCCGACCATTTCCTCATTCAGCACATCCCGAATGTCCTTATACCGGACATAATCTTTACCATACATCGCATCACATCCTTTCTCGCCGGGCCGGGTCACGCTTCGTCCTCTTCACCGGCCTTGAAGTTAATCT